TCACTCGAAGAGCGTTGGTTGCTTTTCTTCCTCTTCGTAGTTGCAGACGATCCACTCTTCTTGCTTTCGTCGGTTGACTTTGCTGGCTGAGATAGTGCGCTCTATTGTGTGCGTTATCCAGCCATTATTGTTGGCAAACTCGGCTATCTTGTCGTGAGGGAACATGGTTAGCATGAACTTTCCCTTGAGCTGCGTGAGTAGCTCAAGGAGTTGCACCAGGTGCAACTCGCCGAACACGCCCTCGTAATGTCCGCAGTCGCTCCCGACGTAAGGCGGGTCAACGAAGTGAAAGGTCTCAGGGCTATCATAGAGTGCGATGACGTCGAGCGCATCACGACACTCTATGGTTACGTTGTCGAGTCGGTCGGAGAGGTGCTGGGTAAAACTATCCTTGGCGTTGCGTAGCCGCTTGGTCATTGAGCCTTGGAAGTCGTAGCCAAATGTGCCATCGAGCATGGACGCAAAGCTCATCTTACTTAGCACCCAAACCGCCCACGCCCGATCCATCTGGGTGAAGAACTGCGGGAAGGCAAGGATATGAGCGGCGTGCGCGTGTGCTTCCCTGCTGTGCAAGGTGGCATCGATACGCTCCTTGAGTATCGAGTACTCGGTTTGTAGCATGGTGTAGAAGCACACTAGATGGCTGTTGAGGTCGTTTATGACCTCGGAGGGTGCTGGCTGTTTGGCGAAGAAGACGGCAGCACCGCCACAGAACGCCTCGGTGTAGATGTTGTGCTTAGGGATAAGGGGCAGAATGTGCTGAAGCATAGTCTGCTTGCCTCCGTAGTAAGTGATTGGGGTACGCATGATGTAAGTGTATAGGGGTAAACGTTGTATCTTTGTAGCCTCTCACCCATACTTATATAAAGCAACGCACGCAAGCGAGGACAGAAGGCATACGCCCCCATCCACACGCTTGCGTGCGTCGTCTATAAGTATGAGGTGAGAGTCTATTTATAGCGTGGGTGGGGGCTTTTTCTGTTACCACCCACTGCTTGTCTATAGGGAGATTACGGAGACAATGATGCTCTCTGTACGGGTCATCTTAGAGCCATCAAAGCCGAGGTAGATGTGTCGACCATAGGGCTGCATAAAGTCTCGTAGGAACGTTGCGGCATGGAGCGTCCCATAGCCATGGTGGAGGAAGGAGATCTCGATACGTGCCTTGTTGACATCCATCATGGGGTGCTGTGCTGCTGAGAGGAGCAGACCAGAACCTTGAGGTGTAAGCGTTACGGACTGAAGAACACCCTTTTGCCAGGAGACCGTCGACTTGCTTACGTAGGGGTTGATGTCGATCTTACATGAGCCGATCACCTGATTTGGAAGACACTCCCAACCATAAGCATTGATATTTGGATACTTCTCCTCTCCTCGGTCGGTATGATCGTCGGGATGCTTGAATACACGGCGGTAGCGTACGCCATGGCGTGTTTCGAGCTCTTGCAGGAAGCTCTTTGTAGACTGATCGAGGAGACGGGTCGTGAGGTAGGCGTTATCTAGCTCATCAAGGCTCATAGGGACGTTAGGGGCGTTGTGGGTAGCCGTGAAGAGGATCTTACGCCCGAGCCATTCAAAGTCTAGGTCATTGCTTGTGAGTATTAGTTTGCCTGTGTCGTTGGACACCTCCCACGTATCTTGTGCAGTATTCAGGTGAGCAAGCTGAGCGAGGGTGTAGAAGCCCTCGGAGTGGATGTTATTGGAGTCACGAGACATCACAAGCCCAATAGCGCCAGCTGTTCCCTTGGGGGCAACGTAGGCAGTCTTGTAGGTGCGTGCTGCCTTGTAGACGTCATCGGGCGTCTGAATATCCACCTTCTTCTCTCGGAGGCAAATGCTGTACTCTGTGTCGTTTTCGAGGGCATCCTCGAGTACTTCTATGGTGATAAGCTCATCAGCATAGAGGAGTATCCCCTCATCCTCCATACTTGGGGAATAGAGCACCCAGGGGCGATTGTATCCCACGATCCTTGATAGCTCATGGAGCTGACGGATCTGGTCTTGAGTGAAGTCGAGTGTCTCGGTGGAGAGGGGATATTGCCCGACCTCTCCAGCACCATTGGTTGCGGTGCGGTAGTTGGCGGTATGCATAAGTTAATCAGTGATTAAATAGTGATTACGGCTTGCTTAATCGGATGTAGATGGGGTGCTTGGTTGGGAGTCGATACTGGTCGACAAGCCACTGCACCTCAGAGAGCTTGGTGTCGTAGATATCCTGGGGTACGTAGACCACAAAGGAGGAGGGGTCAGTGCCGTGGTTCTCGCTACCTGTGATGAGTACCTTGCGGTTACCCTCGGGGTAGGCTACGGGGACGTTGGTTCGCTTCTCACTGTGGGTGTAGATGACCGTACCACGACGTTTGACGTCCTCGATGCGGTAATGTAGCCCTAGAGATGAGGGGTATTGCTCCTCAAGGACTCCAAGGAGGGAGCACACCTGTCCGTTGTGCTGGAGCTTGTAGAAGTCACGCAGGCGTGCCTGAAAGAAGCGATGGTATAGCCAGATGAGGGGTGCGATGCTAGCAAGGAGGAGCGAAATAATAAGAGGCTTACGCAAGAAAGAGGGTAAGGCATCGGAGACAATCTTACGCCAGTCGATCCTATAGGCTTGTTGTGGTGTCATAGGGCTTGTAGTTGATGGTGAGGGAGTCGATATTGTAGTACCCTGAGCGTGGGCGGTGGTAGCCTGAGATAGGCTGCCAGTTATTCGTCTCCGCTGGTGTGGCAGTAGCAGAGATGACCACGGTAGCCTCTACCCCCGAGATGCTGGAGAGGGCAATCACAAGGTCAGAGGGTCGGAATACGCCATCGAAGGGGAGGGTCGTGATGTTGGTCTCGACCGCCTTGCGTATCTCCTCTTGACGCTCATCGGAGGGCGCACCCGAGATAGAGAGCAACGTAGGCTGTACGTAGACCTCAAGGGCGAGGCGGAGCTTATCGCCTGCTGCGGAGATAATGCGAATAGATACCCCTGCGTCCTTGACTTGGTGGATATAAGCACGGAAGGGGTCAAGGATCGTATTTGGCAGGATGGTAGGCTTACCCTTATCATCCGCTCCTGCCACCTTAAGGTAGACGACTGCCCCATACTCCGAAGCGACAGCGTAGCGGATGACTCGAGCCTCTTCGATTTGCTCTGGGGAGAGGGCAGAAGTGTCGTACTTATCGCTGTAAGGCAGGAGGGCGTAGCCGTGAAGGTAGGCTTTCGCCTTTCGGGCGTACCAGCGGAGGGTGTGGGGCTCAGCTTCGGCAACTAGCTCCTTGACGTCCTCGCGGTGCTTGTCGAAGAGCTCTTCGAGGGCGTGGATGGCGGAGGCAAAGACCCAGAAGAGGATGGACTCGAGGGAGACCTTACTGAACTGCTCCTCGTAGGTCTTGCCAGGGATGAGCTTGTAGCCAGCTTGTATGGTGGGGTCAGCGATGAATGCTTCGCTGATGGAGCGGCGGATGTCTTGTGTGGAGCGTGCCATAATATGAATATGTTAGTCCTTGAATATGATGCCGTAGCCCTCCGTGGTGGGGACGATGCGCTCGGCTGGGATGATGCAGTACTGCATCATCTTGAGGGCGGAGGTGGGGAACATCGGGTCGTAGGGTGCGCCAAGCATGCGACGCACAGCAAGCCCCAGCGTGGGGTACTCGCCGAACGAGCCAGGGACACCCTCGAGGAGAAATTGGGCAGTCTGCTCTCGTACCTCGCCAAGAGTCATGTGTCCCTCGGGGAGGTAGAGGTCGCCTGTGGTGTGGTCAATCTGTATACCTATCATAATACCTTGTGTGGCTAGTGTTTCACCTTTGTGTCTTCGTAGTCTCTGCGCTGACTGAGCTGTAATTGTTGCCCAGCCCATGAGGCGACGGAGGCTTTGAGGGCTACGCCTCCATCCTGCGGGACGGGCGTCCAAGAGGAGAGGGCTTGCTTGAGGGCGTTGAGGTCACGCTCAAGGGTGTTGAGCTTACTGGTGAGGTCAGCAATATTAATGAGTCCGCCAAGCTTGCCCTCATTCAGCGTAATGCCGTCTTTTGTGACCTCGATGCGCTGGTCGCCTATTTGCAGCTCGAGGGCGTCGAGCTCATCCGAGAGGAGGGTGACGCCTGCTTCACCACCGTCCACTAAGCCCACGATAACAAGACTACCCACCTTGGGGAAGAGGGTAAGCCCTTGCGTTCCCTCTCCATCGGCTTGCAGCGTGCAGCCGAGGATGGGTGCTGACTCATCGAGGGGCTGGCAGTCGATGGTGCGTGTGGCTCGGTCGACGCTGGTGACTTCACTGAACTTGAGGGTCGAGACGCCACGCCCTGCGAGCTGTTTGACTAAGGAGGCTATTTCACTCATAGTTTTTTGCCTGTTTATCGGATGCTTTAGGGGGTCAAAAAAAGGGGCATAAGGGTCGCCGTAGAAACCCATATACCTTTTTGCAAAAACCATATACCTTTTTACGGAAACCCATATGGGTTTTCTGCAGACCACTTTTAGGGGGGATTTGCATATATACTTCTACGTTGTTATTCGGCTACGCGGTAGCCGAGGGTGACCTCTTGGCGGATGCCGTCTGCGCCGTACTTGATGACGACCTTCTGGGCTTGGTAGACGCCCATGCGCTTACCTTCGATACGGATGCCTATGTGGTCGAGTTTGTCGATGAGCTGACCTCCGAAGGTGGTGACACTGCCCGTTAAGCCGTCGCGCTTGAGCCGCTGTAGTTCCTGCTCTGCCCACTTACGTAGCTCGCCTTCAGTCTTATTGTAGGTGTGGAGGGTGCGTAGCTCTCCGTCCTTGTCGCCAATTTCGACCTTAAGCTTCTTCTGCTTCTTCCTGCCCTCAGGCTGGATGGAGATTGCCTTAACCTTAATGCGAAGGGTATCGGCGTGCTGTTCTTTCAGCTGACTATCGCTGATGAGGTTAATACCCGTCGAGATAACCTGACGGCTCGCAGATCCTTCTGCGTGGTCAAAGACAACACCAGCGTACAGCACTGCCTCGCCCGACTCATACCTAAAAAAACTACGGATACCTTGCTCTTTGAGTTCACCTAGGAGGCTCGCGACGTTGTCTGCTTTGACGCGGTATGCTCCGAGGCTTTGCTCCCCCAGCACACGAATAGGCGTGGTAATACCCTGGTCGCGTAGGAGCTGCTCGATGGTAGCCGAGCGGTAAGCCTTAGGCACGGCGGGCTGGGTCTTAAGCTTGTACATCTCGTCTTCGCACTCGAGGACAACGGGCGTCTTAAAGCCAATCTCGCGGATATAGCCCACGAAGGCAAGCTGTAGGTTGCCGTCATAGCCGAGGGAGACGCGCACCTTGTCGCCACGGCGGAGGGGGATGCCCTCCTTGTGATCCCAGAGCATGCGCTTAGGGAGGGTGAGCTTGCAGGTGTCGGTCAGCTCTTCGGTCGATCGCTCAATCTCGCAGGCGGTAATCTTATCGATCACCCACTTGCGATCGCTCTCGATTTCCACGCGGGCAGTTAGTCGGTACATGGCAGACAATAGATGTTAGTAATCGGTGCTGACGACGTTGTACTCGTTGTCGGAGAGGGCGGAGATCTCCAGCTCTTGGTAGTTGCTGGCGGTGTCCTGTGTGATGGAGACGCTACGTATGACGATGCGGTTGATGTCGAAGACATCGAAGAAGGCACTCTGCACCTGCAGGGGCTTATCGACCTCGAGGTACTTACGTAGCTCACGGAGGGCATCCACGGGGTAGACGTCCGCCAGCTTGCCATCCTCTGTGCCTTGTAGCCCCACCACGATGTTGATATCGTAGTCGCCGTTGCTGATGTACTCCTTGACTGTTCCCTGCATACCGACGACCTGCGTTGTGGTGATCTGCTTGGTGCGGGTCATGGCGACGACGGCATCTTGTAGCTCCAGCGTTGCACCATCATCAAGGCGTAGGCGCAGAGGGCAGAGCGTGTACCGCCCCTCCCAGTAGGCGGGGTCGGTGATGGGGGAAGCAACAGCAGAGGGGGTAAACTCGCCTGCTTCGCCGTGCTGAGGAAAACCGCCCTTGGGCTGGTTCGGGAAGCGATAGAGGAGTACCTTACCAGCGGAGAGGGCGATGGGGACAATCGTATTGAGGGGCATAGCTGTTGGAGGACTGAATTACTGGGCTTGTGAGCCGAGGATGGACTGAATGTAGAGGTCTTGATAGCCGACGACCTTACGGACGAACTCGGGTGTCACCTCGGGGTCGATGGACATACGTAGCTCCATCCACCGCCCGAAGGCAGTGCAGACCTCGATGACGTCAACGACATTAGCCCGCTTGTCGAGCTTATCGATGGTGTCGGCAAAGCTCTTGAGGCTCTTGATCAGGCTCACGTGGTCGCTCACCTCGTCGCTCTGCTGCACCTTGGTGATGAGCTTGTCGATGGAGAGGAGGAGCTTATTGATGAGCTGGGGGCGGGTGACGTTCTGGGCGGCACGTAGTTCACGCCAGCCGCCTGAAGCCGCCCAGCGGGAGATGGTCACCTCGGAGACGTTGAGGCGTGAGGCGATGGTCTTCTGGTCGTCGCCCTGCATGTAGAGGAGTCGGGCGTGTTCTTTCTTTTCTTCACGCTCTCGGGTAGTCATAGGATAGCAGTGTAGGGATAGGAGTATGAGGGAATAATACGGGGGCTACGGCTCGCTTGTCTCGGGGGCTGGCTCGTACCACTCGGGATGCCAGGACTGCTCAAGGGCGAGGGCGTCCTCTTCGTCAAGCAGCTCCAGCCCTTCGGCTTGCTCGGTGGGGAGGCGGAGGATCGCCCCGATGGTCTGGGTCTTGCGACAGACGTACATCTTGCCCTCGGGGGCAATGAGGCGGATGGATGGACTAGTACTCATTATATAATAGGTGGTGGACGATGGGTGAAGTTGTTATCGATAGCTGATTGTCCAGCCCTTGGCGTTGGCTGCCTTACCGAGCTCTACCAGTTCCGAGGGGTGACGCTCGGTGAGCTTGCGGGAGAGGTAGATGGTCTTGCCCGTGACCTGCTGCGCCTCGGTGATGAGGTAGCGGACGCTCTCAAGGGAGAGGTGCGTGGACTGATGGAGGATGAGGTTGTCCTGGATGCCTTTGAGCCGTACCTCCTCGAGGGCGGGACACTCGGCGATGAAGCTGTTGAGGTTGGTGACCTTCGTGAGGTCGATGACGCCCGTAATCTCGCGGAGCTTGGTGCAGTAGTTAAATGCCCAAGCGGCGGAGGTGATCTTGTCGCCAAAGTGCGTCTCAAACCGCTCGATCTCGGGGCAGAGGTAGAGGATGGCTTCGATATTCCGCACGACGGGGAGCGCGCCGATTGTGAGGGACTGGAGCTGGGTGCACTGGGCAGCTAGGTAATTGACGTCTTCGCAAATAGGCGCGTCGCCAATCGTCACCGACTGGATGTTGCTGCACTCTCGGACGAGGCTATCCATCTGAAGGCAGACGGGAAGGTCAGGGAGGACAAGCGCGCCACGGACGGCACGGCTCTCACGGAGGAGGCTATGAAGGGAGCTGGCACGCTCAATACCGATGACCTCGGGGGCTTCAAGGAGGTTTGGACACCGCCCAAAGAGCCACGCGAGCTTCACGGGCGAGTAGCTCCCCGCAATCGTGAGCTTCGGTAGTCGCTCCTGCGGGGTCTGGAAGAACTGCTGCTCCTTGTAGATCTCGACAAGGGGCGGGATCTCGGAGCGCACCTTCGGGGCGTAGGCTTCGAGGAGCGCGTCTTTGGGGAGGGAGACGCCACGCTCGGTGAGGGCTGTGCGGAGGTCTTGCTTGGCGCGGTAGATGCGCTCCCACTCTTGGGCTATGATTTCGGGGGTCTGCATAACTAGATACGTCTTAAGAGGTGGGCGAAGGCGAGGTAGCTGTCTGCCCACTCGGCTTCAGAGAGCTTAGGGTCGTCGGCGGTCGTCTCGAGGTAGTGGGTGTAGGCGTCCTTGCCTCGGTCGCCCTTTTCACCTTTGAGGGCTACGGCAAGGTCTGCCGTGATGGTAAATGCTTCGCTGGTGGCGACTCGGTGCAGGAGGGATCGGGGGATGACCTCACACGCCTCCACTCGGAGGGTGCGCTGGGTGTAGGTGGTTGCGTCGCCACCTGTGGGTAGGTAGCACGTCAGCTCAATATCCCACTTCCCTGGCTTCTGAAGAGGGGCGGTAAAGGCAATGTGTATTGCTGACCCCTCGACAACGAATAGAGGGGTGACCGCCTCCCACCGCATGTAGGGGATGAGGCGCACAGCGATGTTGCGTGCTAGAGCGAAGTCCACCTTGCGCCGCTCTAGGGAGCTTGTGCCTGAGCTGTCGGGGAGGAGCAGCTCTTGGAGGTAGGGGATGAGGGTAAGGGTCGTGTCGTTGCCCTGTATGATCGTCTGCATAGGGAGAGTAAGAGCTATTGTATGGCGAGGTTGGCGTCGTTGACTGCGCTGAGGAGGACTTCAGTAACGGCTGCCTTGACCTCGGAGTTGTCGCCCTGAAGGTTTGAAGTATGGATGTGGAGGCTCTCAACGAGCTTGCCGATGTGGATCGTGACGTTACGGATGCCATTGCCACTGCCTTTACCCTTGCCGCCTGTGTCAAGCGACGTATCACCGCCGAGCGTGCCAGGCTTTGGGGGCTTGGGGGGTGTTGTGCCACCGCCTCCACCACCATTAAGCAGCTCCGTGAGGTCGGGGAGGGTGAGGTCGATGGGCGTATCACCTTGCTGCTCGTGCTTCTTCCGCTCCTCTTCGGCTTTCGCTTCGGCTTCACTGCGTGCCATCTCCTCATCGTAGGCGGACTTGAAGGCATTCGCCGTCTCTGCACCGAACTTACTCATCGCCCCCGTCATCTTGTCGAGGGCTTTGTTGATGCCGTCACCATCGAAGCTGAAGGCGGCGAGGATAAGCTCTCCAATACCTGTAAAGACGTCCTTTGCCATATCCCAGATACCGCCAAAGATCGCCTTACACGCTGCCCAAAGACCTTTAAGTACCGCGCGGAACTTCGCGGAGGTGTTCCAGAAGTACACACCCAAAGCTACGAGGGCAGCAATGGCAGCGGCTATCCACCCGATAATCGGGATGGACATAATAGCGGCAGAGACGGCACGGCAAGCGGTCTGTGCCGCGACGCTGAAGGAGGCAAAGGCGATCTGCGCATTGAGGGCAAAGCCGATCTGTGCCGCCCCGCCTGTGACGAGCGAGATGAGGTAGTAGCCGAGGGCGGAGATGCCCGCCCAGATACCACGGAGGGCAAAGAGGACGACGGACTTTGTGCCGATCCACGAGCTGACAGCAAAGGCAATCATCCGTGTTCGGGCGATGGCGAGGAAGTTCAGGAAGCCCTGCCAGACGGTACTCTTGGCGATGACGCCAGCTAGGAGCGAGAGGTACTGCCAGGCGTATTTGCCAAGCGTTCCCATGAAGCCGAGGAGGGGTAAGATCTGCGCAATAGGTACGAGGGCTTCGCCTACGACGGAGCTCCACATCCCGAGGTCACCCGTAGCGTTCAGGAGGGAGATCTTGAGGTCATCGAACTGCTGGCGGATGCGTGCCTGCCGCTCGACGAAGCTCGTCATCACGACCTCCGCCTGCTCGTGGGCAGACTGCGTGCCACGGATCTTATCGGTGTAGTCTGCGACTTCGTCTGCGCCTCCGATAAGAGCCATGGCGGCGTTGGTGTTCTCCTTGCCGAAGAGCTTCGCTAAGAGGGCGGAGTCCTCCATCACGGGGCGGAGCATGTCGAGCCGCTCCTTGAGACTCTTGGACTTGTCGCCTAGGGCGGTGACGCTGATACCAGCGCGTGCCAGTTCCTTGCGGGCGTCTTTGGGGAGGAAACGCCCCTGAGCGAGCGTAGCTAGGACGTTGCGGAGGGCGATACCGCCCTCACTGCCCTTTTTGCCTGCCTTATCCAAGACCTGGATGGCGGCGTTCGTCTCCTCGAAGGACACGCCTGCGCCCTTGGCTGCCATCCCTGCCTGCTCGAGGGCTTCCTTGATCTGCGGGAGTTCGGCAGATCCTTCCTGCCCAGCGGCAGCCATGACGTTCATCATACGTGCCATCTCCTCAGCCGCAGCGGTGGGGTCAGAGAGGTCGACGCCATACTGGTTCATGGCGGTGTTAAGCACCTCAGCTGCGGCGGTGGCGTCACCTCCCATGAGCTTGGAGAGGGTGGCGACATGCTCCCCCATCGCTTTTAGGGCTACGGGGCTTTGGGCGAGTTCGGGGGCGAGCTGCCCGAGGATGAGCTTGTACGACTCTACCGCTCCTGCCGCATCGATGCCGAAGGCTTTTGCTGTTGCTCGGGCATAGCCCTCGATCTGCTGGAGCTTGTCGCCCGTGACGCCTGTGATGGCTTGGAGGTCGACAAGGGAGGTATTGAGCGCAACGCCTGGGGCGATAAGCCCTTGTATCCCATCGGTCAGCTGCTGCGCCCCCTTAACGAGGTTATCGAGCTGGAAGCCCTTGTCGGCGAGCTGAGCGAAGGCACTCTTCGTCTTCTTCGCCTGCGCCTCGGTCTTCTCGAGCTCGCCTGTGACCTCGGTAACGTTCTTCTTCATCTTATCGAGCGCGTCGATAAGATTGCCTTTCACGTTCCAGATGTAGTCGATGATGGGGTTCACAAGATGAGCTAACTTAGTGGTGAGATATACGTTGTACTTATGCTCGAAGAGAATATCCTCTTTAGAATTGCCGCTTACCTCATTATGGGTAGCGTCTTCCTGCTTGCGGTCGTTGTCCTTATTGGGCTAGTCTGCTATCCCTTCACGCGGACGTGGCGGGAGGGGCTGTTTCGTGGAGGCTTCTTTAGGCGCGATTAGTAAAGGCGCATACTAGCCCCGTTTACGAGTCTCCGTCTTTTGCACCGAGGGCAAGGGCGATGGCGCGCTGCAGCTGCCCCTCGCGTCGTTTCTCCAGCCAGAGGGACTGGGCAAGGCTTCTTGCCCAGTCCTCTTCGTTTAGGCTGTGAGGGTCAAGCCCGAGGTTGGCGCGAATGAGGGCACACCCCTTGAGGAAGTCGTCGTGACCGTCCTCATCGGAGAGGAGGTGCGCCTCTATACGTTTTTTAGGCTTGCCTTGGCGGAGGTGAGGAGGGAGGCGGCAGCTTGTGCTGCAGCGAGGGCAAGGACACCATCCTCGAGGACAGCATCACTACCAGCCACACGGCAGTTACGGAGGAAAACGAGCGACGACTCCAGTTCGTCCGTCTTGCTCATGGCGGAGACGGCTTTGAGGACATTAAAGTCGGGGCGGCGGAGGTAGAGGCAGTGCACTTCGTCTTCGTCGGTGATCTCCACGAGGTAGACGCGCCCACGGGTCTTTGCCTTCAGGGCTTCGAGGGCTTCGGGTGTAAGCTCGCCGATACGCTTTTGTTCGGTCTTCACTTCTTTCTTTTCTTCAGTCATAATACCTGCTTAATCAGTGTTTAATCGGTGAATAACTACGCCTTAATGCCCCACTCGATGTGCGAGGGGATAAGCTCCAGCTCGACCTGTATGTCGGTGTCGCCCTCCTTGACCTTGCGGGCGTTGTCGGAGAAGTGGCAGTTGCGCACCTTATCGTAGGTGATAAGTCCCGTTGTGGGGTGGAGGTAGCCAACGAGGACGTCGAACATCCCGAGGTCTTGTAACCTGCCCGTCTTGCTCTTCGCCTGCAGGAGGTTCACCTCATCGAGATAGAGGGTGAGCTTGGCGGTTGGGGTGATGCGCCCAACGCCACGCCCCACGGGGTAGCGTCCTGCGCCGTACTTGTTGCTGATCTCCTGCTTGTCCTCGTACTCGATGGAGGTAATGCCCGTGAGGGGGACACCTTGGATAGCGACTTGGATCGATGCCCAGCTGTGGAGGATGCCGTTAATGAGGGGCGTTCCGTTGTGATCTATTGCCATGACTGCTGTGATTAGAGTTTGTTGGTGTATCCGATCTTGAGGACAAACTTGCGGGCGACACCTACGGGGACAGAGCGGATGATGATCTCGATCTTGGAGGAGGCGAGGACGTCCTGCTCGGGGTCGATGTAGACCCGATAACCTGATAGTTCGCCTGCCTTTGCCATATCCTCAAGGGCGCGGTTGGCTTCGGTTTCGAGGTAGGCGATGGAGTGGCTCTGGATCTTGCCCGTCGTCTCGTCCATATAGATGCTCCCCGAGAGCTTGCCGACGAGGTAGCGACGGATACCGCGCTCGGCTTTGTCCATCGTGCGGACGCGTTCGAGGAAGGCGTAGTCGCTGAGGGCGTCGTCCATCGTGTGGCTGTCGCTGGCGTACGTGCCGCTGATGTCGGGGTAGGTGACGGCAAAGAGGTAGTGCGCCTTGTCGAGCGTGTCAATCACCGCCTCATCGAGGTCACGCAGGAGTGTGCCGTCCCCAAAGCCAGCGAGCGAAAGCCCCAGTGGGAACTGATCCACCCACGCAATGGACTGGTGTACCTTGGCGCGGGAGAGGATGCCGAGGAACGCTCCGAGGGCAGAGACGCTGGTCTTCGCCGTCTTGTTGGCGTCTGCGGTGTAGAGCTTTGCAGCTACGCCTTCGCCGTCCTGGGCGATCACCACCGACACACGGCTCTTGCCACTGCCCGCAAGGTTCGCGGGGAGGGAAGAGACGGGGGAGGTGACCTTTGGGGCGAGGAGGACGGAGAGGGGCATCGAAGCGACAGAAAGGTTGTCTGTTACACCACTCAGCGTCGTGAGGAGGCTAGCTGTCACCGCCACGTCACCAAGGTAGATCCCCACCTGGCGAAGGCGACCCTCAGCGTAGCGTTGCAAAAGCTTCAGCTCGGCGAAGGTGTAATTACCACCTGTGGGCTTTGCAAACAGCCCAACGTAGAGGAGGACACCTGGGTTCAGTCGGTAGATCTCAGAGAGCTGATAGTGCAAGACATGTAGCTCCCACTTAGCGTTATCGGCAGTGATACCGAGAGCTTCGGCACGCTCGATAGAGGAGATGGGGAGGATACGATTAGTCGTACTAAAGCCGTCCTTGACCTCAGGCTTAGCAGTTGGGAGGTCGGTCACATAGGCGAGGTAGCCCGTGATATGATCCTCCCCAGGGAGGGAGGCAGGAATGCCCCCGTTCTCCCGAAGGAATGTTAGCTTATTCATGTCTTACTTCGTTTCTTGCTGTTCTGCCTCGGGGTGAAGGAGGGACGAGGGGACGAGCTTCTGTAGCTCCTCGGTGGAGAGTCCAGGGCGCGTGAAGTAACAGACGGTCTCGTCCTTGATGTTACGGGCATGGTTGCGTGCATCGGTGTAGTAGCCAAAGAGCGTCCCATCGGTTGTAGCGAAGATGACGTCCATACTGTTCTCTTCCATAATCTCACGCGCCAGCTTCTCAAGAGCCGTTGTAGCGTCTTCTTCAGCTTCTTCAAGAGGTTCTTTATCGTCAGCTGTACCATCGCCTGCTTCACCTGCTGCATCTTCTTCGTTAGGTGCGTCTGCATCCTCTTCAGGTGTAGACTTCTTGGGAGCATTCTTTGCTCCCTTCTTCGTTGCCTTTGCCTTGTCTTCGGTCGTATCCTCGGATGTACCTTCAGGCATTGTGTTTTGAGCTTCAGTAGGCTCTTGGGGTGTTGCGGGCTGACCCACGGGCTTTATCTGCTCTTCAGGGGTCTGAATATCTTGTGCCATAATATGATTGCTGTTAGGGTGAGTAGTACGATTATAAGGAGGGAGAGGGGGCGGGTGAGCGTTGCAAGGAGTCCTGTGTGGACGTCCGCCTTCTTCGTAGTCTCCGTCTGCAAAGTCTTATGCTCGATGCTGCGGAGCACCTTCAGGGGGACAAGGGCGGTCACAGAGTCGGCTTCCGCGGTGATGTCGAGCTTGCCGTCGCGCTTGGAGACACCTAGTGTAAGGCGTCCCTTTTTGACGTGGTAGCCTGCGCCCTCGGGGAGGTCACGGAGGGTCGAGATCGAGAGCTGGGGGAGCGTCGCTGTCTCCTGAGGTATGGTCACGGGCTGTTGGTGTATCTCGACGCGCTCGCGGACGCTGTCGGAGGAGCTGACGGAGGTCTGGCTCGACTTCTGTACGCTGCAGCTCACGCCGAATAGGGCAAGTAGCCCAAATGCGGCAGCTCGAGCCTTTCGTAATCGCCCGCTCGAGGCGCGCGAGGAGGGTGCGCAGCTCCGAGGTCTCTTCGGAGAGCTGGAGGAGCTGTCCGTGGACGTCCTCGTACATCGCCTTGTAGGTATCGTGTACCTCTTTATTGACTCGTGCATGTCGTAGCCTTGTGCTGGTCAGCCACCCTAGGAGCATCCCTACGCCCCCCGTCGGCACCAGCCACTGCAGGAGCTGTAGGATATGATCCATCATGGGTGATACTTCGCTGTTCGTTGTTACTGATTAATGCCGATTGACCTTAGCCACCGCTGCACGTCGAAGCTAGGGCAAGCCTTCTTCGCCACCTCGTTATGTCCGATAATGCGGACACAGGGGTGCTTTGCGTGGAAGTTAAGGACGTACCGCTTCAAGGCTTCGAGTTGCTGGGGTGTACGGGTGTCCTTGGGGGTCTTGCCATCCTTAGCACAGCCGCCGACGTAGACGACGTGGCGGGAGATCTGGTTGTAGCCCACTGCGCCATTGGTGACCTCCCAGGGGTCTACCTCGGCATCTTCGTTGTTGCTGACGAGTCGCTCCACTTTGCCATCGAGGTGGATCATATCGGTGTAGCCGACTTGCTTCCAGCCTCTACCGCCCTTAGCTACTGGTGCGGTGTGCCATCTGCGGATCTCGTCGCTGGTCACTGCCCGCCCCTCAGGGGTGGCGGTGCAGTGGAGGACGAGGTAGCGTAACTTAGCCATGACTAATACTCTGGGTGGCTAAGCAGTGGCAGAGACGAGGGCGGCGGTACAGCCCTTGCTGCGCAGCGGCATGCAGATGGCGCGCTGGCGGACATTGAAGAGGTTGCGGTGATGCAGCGGGTCTTCCTCCGCCTTGCTGGAGTAGGTCTTCAGAGTCCCCGTGGCACGCATCATGCTCTTGTCGTGGTAGGCGATGGAGGCAGGCTTGTGCTTTGCCTGAGCTACCGCCCCGTAGGCAAGCTTCGTCTTGGCAGTCGCATCGTAGAGGGGAGACGAACTCATCTCGTAGATGTCGAAGCCGTAGAGGCGACCCACCATGCCATTGACGTTGTCGAGGTTGTATTGACGCAGGAAGGTCTCGCTCACAGAGAGGAGGTCTTGCACGTGGTCACTGCAGAGTACCAGCACGCGCTGCCCCTGAGGGATGTTCTTCCCATCGAACCACTTTTTAAGGCGAAGGAGGTCGGAGAGCGTGAGCTTCTTGCGTCCACCTTCTGCGGCGGTGTCGCCCGAGGTGACGAAGACGGGCGAGTCCGCTTCGCTGTGCGTCTGTGGTGCGATGGCGTGCAGGGCTTTACCGATGATCTCGGCAGCGACGGCTTCCTTGTGGCGTTCCTTCACACTCCCCAGCTTGTCGTAGCTGATGGTATCAAGCTCCTTGTCGCTGATGGCGGTTGCCTCCGTTTCAAAGTTGGCGAGGGATACCGCGCGGTCACCGTCTTGTAGCTCCTGGACGTTGAGGGGGTAGGTGTTGTTATCGATGAGCACCTTCGGGTCACCGCCCAGCTCGACAAAGTGGATGACGTCGTTCTCGACATGCTCGTCGTAGGAGGGGATGCGGGTGTACCAGCCGAGGTGTTCGAGGGCTTCACGGAGCTTCTTCACCATGACGCCCGTCCAGACCTCTTGTGCTACGCCAGCGTTGATGTTGCCTGGCTTGTAGATGACGCCCACACAGAGGAGGGCAAGGAGGAGGACGACCGACCCGATCCAGGCAGGGATGCCGATGAGGAGGGCGAGGAGCGCACCAACAGCAGCGTCGATGGCGAGGACGCCGAGGGTCACCACAAGGGGAGCGACCCAGCTTGAGAGTTTCTTCATTTTCTTGTGTAATCGATTAGTGTTGTTACTGAGGGAGGTCAATGCCGTACTCCGCCTTATAGAGGCGTGCGTATTCTTGCGGCTGCTCCGCCTTAAGGCTTGCCAGTGTGCCTGCTGGGACGTCGGAGAGCTTGGCGTACTGCGTGGGGGCTACCTGACCCGTGGAGGGGTGGAGGAGTTCGGACGGGCGTCGCGCAGCCGTGAGGTCACTGAGGGTGATACGGAGCGTCTCTGCACCCATCGCAAGTCCAATCTGGGTGTAGTGCTGCCGCTGGGCTTCGGTGATCTTGCCAAGGCGTACCGCTTCGTCAATCTGTCCTGTGACCATCTGGCGACTCATCTCTTCGGCTTGCTGCGCCTTGAGGCGTAGCTGCTCGATGGAGGCTAGGACTTCCGCCTCGGTAGCCTCCTTAGGCAGTCCGAGGGCAAGCGAAATCTGTTCGTTCATTGCTTCTTCGTTATTATTTGGAGTTAGGGGTGTTGGGGGTGTACTTAAGGAGAGGAGGGGGAGGTCTACCGACGCTGCGCCCGTGGCAAGGGTGATGCGTTCGCCCTTGTCGTTATACAGATCGATGGCGAGAGCTTCGTCATTTGCCCCGATGTCGACAATCGAGACCTCATCGAGCTTAGAGCGTGTGATCGTCATCCGTGTCTGCCCTGGGAGGAGATGCTCGGGGGCGTCGCTTAGCTCAAGGATCGTCAGCCCAGCGGACGACATACGGAGGAAGCCTTGCTCCCACTTACGGGCAATCTTCGCAGCGAACTCGTCGGTCATGTCAAACACGGGCGTCCCGATGATCTTATCCCCCTCGATGTGTATGTCTTCCATGCGCCCGATGGGAATATCCTCGCGGTCGTATCGCCTATGCATCCAGAGGAGGACGGGGTTACGCTTGTACTGCTCGATGTCCACGCCCGAAGTCAGCACACGCGTGCCGTAGGAGTTCAGGGCGGAGGTGGAGATGATGACTTGCTTCATGCCTTTACGCTTGTTTTTGCTGCAAAGGTCAGAAGGGGGCAAGAAGAGGGAAAGAAACGCTGCAAACTTTGCAGGGATAATTGATTTCGGGTGTATTCTGGGGGACTTTTGCAGTCAAAAAGACATTGTAAGGTATACCCCAGCATGGCAACGGCAACAGAGAAAAAAGACGCCCTCGAGCGGTGGAAGAGCAGGTGTGAGCTGGTGCGCTCCTCCACCGCCTTCCTCCCCCAAGAGACCCCAGGCGACAGGGACAAGCGCATTCGCTCCCTCCTCAGTGATTACAACGCCTTCGTAGAGTACTACTTCCCTCACTTCGTGCACAATGAAGCCACGGGGAAGGTTACCCCCTGCGCGCCCTTCCATATCGAAGCCGCCCGCCTTATCCGCGATAACGATAACCTAAGGGCGGTCTTTCAGTGGGCGAGAGGTCACGCCAAGTCCACCCACATGGACATCTTTGTTCCGATGTGGCTCAAGGCAATGAGCTACCTCGGGCGTAGATACCTGAACGTCATGGTACTCGTTGGCAAGAGCTACGACAACGCCAAGACCCTAATAGGTGACATTCAGGCGGAGCTGGAGCATAACCAACGCTACACCGCCGACTTTGGCACGCAGGTCAGCCTCGGCTCGTGGGAGGAGGGGCGGTTCGTCACCCAAGACGGCACTGCCTTCTTTGCCCTCGGACGCGGTCAGTCACCCCGTGGCTTGCGCCACCGCAACCACCGCCCCGACTATATCGTCATCGATGACCTCGACGACGACGAACTGGTACTCAATAAGGATCGCGTGAACCGCCTCACTGAGTGGGTGCGTGAAGCCCTCTTCGGTGCGCTCGACGGCGGACGGGGGCGGTTCATCATGGTGGGTAACCTCATCGCCCGTAACTCCGTCCTCTACAACATCAGTCAGATCAAGAGTGTCCACACCTCACGCGTCAATATCCTTAATAGCCGTGGGGACGTCACGTGGGCAGCGAAGTGGACACGCGACGAGGTCAGGGAGCTGGAGGCATTCATGGGCTACCGCGCCTTTAATAAGGAGTTCCTCAATAACCCCATCCTTGAAGGCTCGGTCTTTAGGCAAGAGTGGATCAGATACAAACGCTTACCCAAGCTCTCCACCTACAGCGACCTTGTCCTCTACATTGACCCCTCATGGCGAGGCACGAAGAAGAACGACTACAAGGCAGCCAAGCTCTGGGGTGCAACCGCAGGGGGCGAGCTGCACTGCGTCCGCCCCTTCCTGCGTCAATGTTCGATTGCCGAGATGGTGCGCTGGGTGTATGACGTCTACGAATGGGTGACGAGCCAAGGCGCAACGCTCCGCATCTATATGGAGGCAAGCTTTATGCAGGATATCCTCCTTGACGACTTCTCGGCTGAGGGGTGGCAGCGTGGCTACCAGCTCCCCATCACGGGCGACAAACGCCAAAAGCCCAATAAGTACGCACGCATCGAAGCCGTCTCCCCCCTCTGGGAGCGAGGCAAGGTCTTTTATAATGAGGCGTACCGCAACGACCCCGACATGGCAGCCTCCATCGAGCAGACCCTCAGCTTTGAGGCTGGCTCTTCCGTTCACGATGACGGACCAGATGCTGACGAAGGCGCAATCTGGCTCCTCCAGCGTCGCAGCCGCACCCAAGACCTCGCCCCCATCATCGGTAGGCGACCCAACGCTGGACGTAACCGCTGGTAAATCGCCCTTTAACTACTCATTAACCGCTGTGCATTATGGACATCATCACCCTCAATAAGCGACTCTTCACTGCGCTCAAACTCCTCATCTACGATTACCTCCTTGCGGAGGCAAAGCGCAAGGCTCTACGCTATACCCAGCTTACGGGACAGCGTGCTGCCGTCATCCTCACCGAGCGGCGTTGGCTCTTTCGTTTACGTCTCCTCCCTCTTGCCGTACGCCTTGACGCCATCCCTAGCCACGCCCGTAGTAAGGTCATCCGTAAAGCCCTCTTTCTTACCTCTCCCTCTTTCGCACCTCAGCTATGTACATCACTGAAGTAGACTACCGCACCGCCATCACCTCCGAGGAGCAGGCGGTCATTAGCGAGCATCCCGACGAGTGGCAGGCAGCCGAGCGTGTCGCCATCGAACTTGCCTCGGGCTACCTCCGCGCTCGCTACGACGTCGAGGCAACCTTCGCCCAGCGTGGCATGGAGCGTAACCCCCTCCTCGTGCAGGTCATCGTCCACCTCGCCCTCTACCAGATGCTCCACCGCCTCCCCTACCAAATGGGCTACGAACGCTACAAGGAACTCTACGATAACGCCATTCAGTGGCTCGTGGACGTGCAGAAGGGCGTGAACAACCCGAACCTCCCCTCACCCACCAATCCTGGGACGGGCAAGCCTAACGGGCTGGAGACCATTCGCTCTGGGGGACTGAAGAAGAATACCTACCACTATTAATTGCTCCTCATGGCACAATACCGCAATACCTCAAGGCGAGGAAACGCCTCCGACAATAAACTCCTTCAGCTTGCCAAGAGCGTACAGGCACGACGCATCATTGCCGAGATTACCCGCAAGACCGACGCCCTCACGCAGAAGGACATCGCCACCTGGCGGCGTGCTTGGCAGATGGCGATCAACGTCGAGACCCCTCGCCGTGCCTTCCTCTACGACCTCTACTCGGACAGCCTCGTCGATGGACACCTCACAGGCTGTATCGAGCAGCGAAAGAGCAAGACCCTCGGGCGACCCTTCCGCCTCCTCACCTCCGATGGCGAGGAAGCCCCCGAGGCTACCGCCCTCTTTCAGCGTGAGTGGTTTTATGATTTCTTGAGTTTAGCTCTAGACTCCGTGTTCTGGGGACATAGCCTCATCGAGCTGGGTGAGGTGCTCTCCGACGACAAGGGGCTGTACTTTACTTCTGCCTCGCTCATCCCCCGTAAGCACGTCGTCCCTGAGTATGGTGTGATCCTTCGTGATCCCTCCGACGACATAGCGCAGGGTATACCCTATCGTGAAGGCGACTACGCCCGTTGGCTCGTCGAGGTGGGCAAGCCCGATAACTTGGGGCTACTCATCAGGTGTACACCCTATTATATCAGCAAGAAGAACATGGGGGCGTACTGGGATACCTTCGGGGAAATCTTCGGCATGCCGATGCGCATTGCTAATACCTCCGCCACCAACAAGGCAGACATTGCCCGCATCGAGCAGGTGATGGACAATATGGGTGCAGCCTTCTGGGGCGTCTTCCCCGAGGATACCAAGATTTCGTTTCAGGAGTCTTCTCGGGGCGATGCCTACAACGTCTATGACAAACGACTCGATCGCTGCGATAAGGAGCTAAGTAAGATCATCCTCTCGCAGACGATGACGATTGACAACGGCTCTTCGCTGTCGCAGTCGGAGGTGCACCTTGAAATCTTTGAAAGCGTCTGTGCCTCCGATGCCAAGCGTCTGGGCTACATCATCAACGACCGCCTCCTCCCCCTTATGGCTGCCTCGGGCTTCCCCGTCTCGGGGCTGACCTTTGCCTGGGACTACTCCGACGAGATGACCGATGCCGAGATGCGTGAGCAAGAGCGTGTCATCCTCCAGTATTATGATGTCGACCCCGAGTACTTCGTGCGTAAGTATGGCGTGCCGATTGTTGGTAAGCGCAGTAATGGGCTAGGCTTTGGTGAGGCTGGTGCTGGAGCAGGGGGAGAGCAAGAGGAACAAAGCACGGCATTAGCTAAGGACAGCGATTTTTTCGCCTAAGGGGGCAAGGTGAGGCGTCTGTAGCTGCGCCTTTGTCCCCCACTATCCAACTGGCTAATCGATATGCTGCGCTACATAAAGAGCTAGCAGAACTCTATCACGCTATCTGCCCCGTCTGCCTCAAGAGCAAGGGTAAGGGCAATCAAATGCGTCCCTACCACGAGGAGGTATTCGCTCGTGCTGCCCGACATATCTACAAGAAGAAGGGCTTTAAGGCGTCCATGCTCCGCGATAAGCCTATACGTGCTGCCATCGAAGAGAGCTATGAGGTATTGCGTCCAGCCCTAAACAAGCTCTCCGAAGAGACGCCCGAGGCAGTGCGCTCAGCTTTGGAGGAGAACACCTTCGTTTTCTCGGGCTTTCGTACCTACCACAGCCTCCGTGAGCTGGGGCTATCCCTCACCACCTCCGAGGGGAAGATCCGCCCCTTCGATGCGTTCCGCGAGGACGTCCGTAAGGTGCATGACCGATATAATGTGAACTATCTAGAAGCCGAGTACGATCACGCTGTAGGATCTGCCCTCATGGCTGACCGATGGCTGGGTCAAGAGGCTTCAGGTGATGAGTACCTCCTCCAATACCGCACCGCTGGCGACAACCGTGTGCGCCCCGACCACGAAGCCCTAGAGGGCATTACCCTACCCAAGGGGGATAAGTTCTGGAGTGATTACTACCCACCCAACGGCTGGCGCTGTCGCTGCAACGTTGTGGAAGTACTGCCCGAAGATTACCCCGTTTCCGATAGCACCGCCGCCCGTGAGCGTGGCGAAGCTACCCTCCGTGGCAATAAGCAAGAGGTATTTCGTGGCAACCCAGGCAAGGACTTACGCATCTTTCCCGAAAAGCACCCCTACTTCGGCAAGGGCGGCATAGCACGCTGCGCTGTCTCACGCAACGCCCAAGGTGACGACACAGGCGACGCCTGCGACGTCCTGAAGAAGATACTCGAGGTGAGGGAGCTGGAAGAGGTACAGAAGAAGGCTAGGGAGGTTGCTAAAGTTCAGAGGAAGAAGATCCCGCCCTTTGATGGGCTGAGGTATGAGCCTGAAGACAAATCAAGCCCTCACCTCATCATGCTACGTCGTTCACTTGAGGATATTAGAGAGCATGCTCGTGAAGATATAGCCGTACAGAGGTGGATAACAGCTTATGATATATCCAATCGATACGATTTTAAGTATGTTGGCTGGGCTCCTTGTCGTACTGATAGCCAAGGTCAACGTAAGCACAACGAGGCACGCTACTTCTCGTATTATACTCTAGAGATTGAAGGTATAACCTATTACGTAAATGCCCGTATGCATAAGCAATATGATGGTGCGGTGATTTACTCTCTGGAAAAAGACCCACCTAAAGACTTAAGGGAAGGACAACCAGATAAAAAAGAAAAGAAGTAAGTCACTAAAAGCTCGCTCCCTGCTTGACGCCCTGGGAAAGACTGACATTAATGACTTACTTCTTTCACCGACAAAGATACAACTAATTCGTAAACGATGAAGTCAGGACAAGAGGTTCGGATGGATATCCTCAAGGATCTCAAGGTGAAGCTAGCGGATGAGTTCGACAGGAACTTTACACGTAAGGCATTCTTTGACAAGGTGTGGCAGCCACGAAGGAACGACCGCCGAGGGTCGCTGCTTCTGGTATCGGGGAAGCTCCGCCGCTCGCTTAAGGCACACGTCTCTCAGGATGGGGTGCACTTCACTTCGGCAATGCCCTACGCTGTGGCACACAATGAGGGCTTTGAGGGCAATGTGTCGATCCGCACCCACACTCGCAAGGCGCACAAAGCTAAGCGCCGAGTGCATGGCAGGATGCGACGTGTGGACGTCCGTGGGCACTCTGTCTCCTCCTATACGCGCAAGCTGGTTATCCCCCAGCGTCGCTTTGTGGGTGACCACCCAGAGATTGATAAGATGGTCGAGAAGATCGCCCTGAAGCACTTCCAGCGGTGGGGAGAAGAGCTGGTGAAGGAGCTCCAGAAGCATACCCACCTAGAACTATAAAAGCAACCATAATATGAGACGTTTCCTTTACGAGCGCATTTGCGCTCAGCTCAAGAAAGAGCTTCCCGATATTAAGTACTTTGACTTGTGGAACGAGAATATGGAGAACCTCGAGCAAGGCATTATCTTCGATACCCCAGCGGTCTTCCTTGAGTTTGATCCGATTAGCTTCTCTTCGGTCTCTCGAGGTGTGCCACGCTACCCCGTGGTGATTACGCTGCACATCATTACACGCTACGCCCCCAAACGCCCTAACCGAAGCGGCTATGCCCCCGAGGCACTCCAGCACCTTGACCTCTTGGAGCGCATTGAGCGCGCCCTGATTGGACTCTCGGGCGAGGGCTTCTCTGCCCTCCAGCTCACCTCTGCCGAGCTTGACCACAACCACGCAGGACTCCAGAACCACATCGAGCGGTTCACCACCTCTGTGGGGTATCCAGCTAGCCACGGCACACGCTCCAGCCGTATGATGATTGAGCCGTGATTAAGTACCCACTGAAGTAATCTATCGGTATGAGTATAATAGAAGGTCTACGAAAGGCGTACCTCAGGCTAAGGGGTATCAGGAAAGAGCAGGAGGGCATTGTCCTCGTGGTAATCAATGGGGAAAGCTGCCGCATCAAAGAGGCGAAGGAGCGAGTCCTCCTGAGCCGCACGCGGCAGGATGGAGGGATGATTGAGGCGTTTGACTTTCGCAGACCCCGCAAGCTGTTGTTCGATGAAGAGGTAAGACACTGGTTTGTGGGGACTGATGAGGCGGAGCTTAACAAGATCTTCCTTGTAGATGCCATAGCCCTCTACCACGAGAACAAGATCGTAGCCTACCGAATAACGAAGGTACATAAGAGCTTCGTCCCAGAGTATTGAGATAAGGTATAGTCAGACACAAGCAGACGGGCAGTGCGTCGGATGACACACTGCCCGTCCCTCATGTTTGTTTGGTGGCTTGTCTTTACGTATCCCAGGGGTGGCGTTCGGCGTCCCAAGCGTCGAAGAGGGGGTACAGCCCTCGGGCGGGCTCTGCCTCGACTTCGGGCGAGGTGTCCGCTTCGCCTCGGGCGATCATGAGGTAGTGCATCATCGTGCGGAGGCTCATCGGGTAGACGGGGTAGACGTAGGTGCGGTGGATCATGGGGTACGAGCGGCGGTGGTTACCACGCTCATGGTAACGCTCCACAATAGCCCGCACACGTGCTGCCTTCTCCATCGTCGTCTTTCGATATCGTCTATCCTTTGCCATCCCCTTATCCCGATTGATTTCCGTACCTTTGTGTTGCTCAAATCACATAAGGCTCTCGGCTCACTTCGGGTCGGGGGCTTTTTCTTTTACACGCCTCTACTTCGCTTGTTCCTCACACCTTTACGCTTCGGTCATCCCGAGGGCAATGTCCACCCACTTACCTAGGCTGTTCTTCTGCTGGGCGCGTACAAAGTCCTTGGTGCGCTCGGGGCGGTAGGCTTCCTTGATGATGGCAACGCCCTTCTTGAGGTCTTCGGCTTCGTACTTCTGGGCGGTCTGCTCGAGTTTCAGGATGTTCTCGAGCTTGAGGTTGCCCTTGCCATCACGGGCTAGGAGCTCCATGATGATGTCTACCGCCTCCTGCGTCTTAGCGTCTTGGGCGAGGTTACGGACGTATTGCTTGACGAGCTCCACGCCATCTTCGGCGGTCTCGTCCCAGCCGTCGCGGACGTAGTAGCCGAGGATGATGCGCCTTGTGCCGTCCGAGCTACTGAAGCTGTGGCTGCGCTGTCCTGCGGTCTCCTGTCCCATGACGCTTGCCTTGGTCTCGAGGAGGTCGCCAAAGCTCTCGTAGACGCCTGACTTAGCTTCTTTGAGTTGTCCACTAAGCTCCACAAGGCGGGGGAAGACCCTGTCGACGGTCTCCTTGGATAGCTCGCGGTAGGCGTCGCGGTCTGCCTTCTCGCGGGCTTCGCGCTCTTCCTTGTCCCTGCGCTCCTTGTAGGCTTGGAACGCCTGGGCTTCTTCTTGGGTCATGGTGACCTGTATCTGCTGTTCACTCATTATTTATTGGGTATTTAATAGGTGTTAAAGGGGTGTTTATGCTTCCGCCATCGCGCGGTTGTACCGCTTGATGTAGCGGACGATCATCCGCTCGGTGAGGGGGGAGAGGTTGGGGTGCTGGAGGAGGGTCTCCTGTAGGTCGATGTCGTCCCAGAGGGCAAGCTCGTCGAGGAGCTCTGAGGAGCAGTTCTCGTTACGTGCTACCTCGATTTTCATGAGGAGGTCGCCTGTGAGGGCAAGGTCGTAGAGGAGGTCTTCCCAGGCGTTGGGGTTACTGGCAAGGGCAAGGCGGACGTAGGAGTTGCCGTTCTGTGCCAGGAAGAGGAGGATCTGCGGGTCATCGGAGCTTTCTGCGATGTCGATGAGCTCCCCTTCGGTGCGCTGCCAGAGGTCACGTACTTCCATGGTGGTTACTTCTGTCCGTACTTGCGGTGGTAGTCGCGGAGGCGTCGCTCCATGCGTTCGCTCTGCTCCCTATAGTAGATGGAGAGGGAGACGGAGAGGAGCGAGGTCGCAAAGAGCCAGGCGAGGGTGTAGCCCAGCGTGCCACAAAGGATGTCGAGGAGGATCGTGGCGATGAGTCCGAGGAGGACGCAGATAATCTGTGTAGAGGTCATAGTTATTCTTCGTTTTCTTGTTCGTTATTGTCTTCTTGCTCGCTTTGGATACGCTTAAGGATCTCGATGGACTCTTCGAGCATCATCCGTAGCCCTACGGTATTACTCTTAAGGGTCTCGATACAGGCTTGGAATATGTCGGACATCCGCCCCCGAAGCTCGCCCTCCATGGTGAGCGTACCGTCTTCGTCTTTGGTCTGGCAGAGGAGGATGAGGAAGCCCTCCTCGTAGCGGGTGAGTAGCTCTAGGGCAGCTTCTCTTGCACCCTCTACTCCTGGGTCTTGATGGATATTGAACATAGCTGTTAATTATTTATGGTGGTTAGTTACTCTTCTTCATTGTCTTCCGCCTCTCTCCGCTCGAGGATGAGACGTGAGGTAGCGAGGATCATCTCATTACCTCCGTCAATCTGCTGCATGAGACTCCTTAGCGCATGGAGGACATCTATAGTACTGCCATGGCAGGTAGCATCAAAGCGTATACGCCCGCACTCCATCCGCTTGGCACAAATGACGATGAGGGCAACGGTGTCATCGCTGTGCCGCTCGACCATCTTGTGTGCCAGCTTCTTTGCCTCCCTGTCCGTGGCTTGGGTCGTTCTGTAGTCCATTTCTTCGTTCATTGTAGGTTAGTTTGCTAGTTGGTTTGTCGTCGTGGTGGTGATGAGGGTCTTGAGCTGCTCTGCCTGCGCCTTGTCACGGCTCTTATTGTTAAAGAGTCCGATGAGGTTACGGAGGCGTTCCTTCGGGATCTTGTTAAAGGAGCGGTAGCCCGTAGCCCGGCAGGCAATCGCCTTAATGATGGCAACGCTCGAATACCTTCCTTCGGTGATGAGCCACGCCCCGATGGCTGCCATCACGCGCTTACGGAGCTTGTCGAGGGAGACGCCCGCGGTGCGCTTGTCCAGCTCGAGGGCGAGGCTACCGCAGAGGTCGACGAGGTCGTGCGTCTCCATGTCCTTACTGCTCGTGACGCCGTAGGGGGCGAGGAGGGCTTCCCTATCTTCTGGGGTGAGTCGGAGGGCAGAGCAGAGCGTGTGGTAACGCTTCACTGCCCCGAGGTGGAGCTTGTCCATCTCGCTTGTTCCTTTAGCTCTCATGATCGTTTGTTGCTTTGTCTTTTGGTTGTCCTTTCGTTTGCTTCTTCTTCCGCTGGTCGCGCTCCCGTGGGTCGGTGGTGTCCGTCCCCCAGTAGGCTTTTGCGCCCTCTGCCCAGATGATGTAGTCCTGCCCGCCTGCCTCTTCGGTGGCGTAGCGTGAGGTGATCATCGCCCGATAGCCCTCGACGTGGATCTTGATGTCGGCATCGTACTTGATCGCCTGCGCCAGTGCGCCCTTTGGCTCGCCTCCCTTCTCGTGAGCAATCACCACAAAGAGTTTTTTCCTATACCTACGGGTCAGAAGGTCGTAATCGCTGAGGCGGACACCACGGAGGAAGTTGATACTATCGATGATGACGATCTCGGGGCTTTGGCGTTTGGCTAGCCGTTCAAAGAGCTCATCGTAGCTCTCTCTATCGAGGAGGCGTATCCGCCTACCCGCCTCTGCCATCTCTTCCCTCAGCCAGGCCGACTGCATCGTGGGCGACAAGCCCTGCTCAAGGGAGTTGTAGAGGACTCTGCCAAACTGTGAGAGGTACTTCGCAAGGCGTAGTGTGTAGGTCGTCTTGCCTGCGCCACTTGCCCCGTAGATGAGCCACGTGCCTTGGAGAACGGGTAAGCCGATGCTATCGCGCCACGCGCCCTCAAAGGCAGCCGTGCGAAACCTTGCCTTGCGGATATTGGCGTTGCTGTACGCTCGTGCCATCGCTTTTTTAAGTCACTAGTTATTGAGCGTCTTCTGCTAGCTGATGCTCCCGCCAGACGGCACGCTTCACCCTACGGAGGTCACACTGCGCCTCGTCCGAAATCTTGCGCACCCTGCGGTCACCCGTGACACCATTCGCCACGCAGACCAGCGCAATGTCCTCAGGGCTGAGTGCCGAGAGCTGGACGCACTGCCGACCGATGCGGCTGTACACCTCTTCGTAGCCCTTGCGCCCCGTGCGTAAGCCCTTCTGCAGTCGCTTGTCGAGGTACTGCGTGGCGGAGAGGATGACCCCGCAGTGGTCTTCTAGCTCATTATATATAGAGATGAAGAAGTAGAGCACTTGGTCGCTCATCTTGTCCGCCTCGTCGAGGATGAGGAGGGGCTTGTCGGCTTGGCGGAGCTTGCGCACCACCGCCCCGATCTTCTCCGCTACGCTCATGCCCCGAGGGTCTAAGCCCATAGCCTCCATGACTGCTGAGAGCCAGCTCGTGCGGTTCTGGTATTCCGAGCAGGTGATGCTCACCACCTCCTTATGCGTCGTGGTATACTGCCGTATCGTAGCACTCTTGCCACAGCCTGCGCTGCCGACAATTGCCATCACTTGGCTATCGGCTTGGGCGCACTCGAGTAGCTCAGTGAGCTCCTCGTACACCGCCGTCCTTACGATCGTCCAGCCCTCACTTGAGAGCCCAATCTGCTTACTGATGTTGTGCCACATCCCTTCAGCTATCGTCTCCCAGCTCCCTGAGAGGATCTTACTGATCGTGGCGGAGCTTACGCCCTTGAGGGTGTTCGCTGCCTTGTTCTGCCCGCCCTGCTTCTGGCAATACTCACGCAAGCGGGCAGCGATGAGTTCTTGTTCCTTAATAGCCATTGTTAGTCCTGTTCTTGGTATCGTTATTTCTGTTCGTTTGCATGCACCTTCGGCACGCCTTCTTATCTCGTCCCTGTGCGCCCGCCATCCTCCTGCTTCGACATCATCGAAGGATAGATGGGAGCTTGAAACCAGCTCACTGCCCATCCAGGGGTCGAGTCCTACTTCCTTTACTTCTTCCATCTGGTTACACTCGCTCGAGAATACTTCTGCGCCGTCTTGGGGCTTCTTCCGCCGTCGTGGTCAAGTGATGCCCCTCACGCTCCATCTTGCGGTCGTAGCGGTTATCCTTGCACTGCCCCCTGCTGTCGGCGATCATCGATACCACCTCACGCCCGTAGGCTTCTTCCTCTGCGGGGGTAGTATCCTCGATGGCACGCTTCTGAGGCTTCTTCCCTCCCTTGCGGAAGGGGATCGTTGCTTGCGCCAGTAGGGACTTAGCCACCTTGCTCCCCTCTGCTACCTCCAGGGCGACAGCAGTCATAGCACGGTACTTATCATCCACCCAGTCCTCCAGCTCCCTATGATGGCTGTGCACGCGTCGTAGATGTTCCTTATCCACCTCCGTCTGGTCTTCCACCGCCATAGGCTGGATGTGCTTTTGCTCCAAGAGATACTTATACTGCCCATCCTCACTTACCGCCAGTACGGAGCTGAGGTCGCTCGGGTCATAGTACACCCGCCACTTACGATGGCTCTGCGCCTTCCACCCCAGCTCAAAGCTCTCATAGTAGCGTACCTCGCCATAGATGGTAGGGGTAAGCCCATAGATACTTTGCCCAATGAGGCGTCCTGTCGTCTCTCCCCAATGCTCGAGGTAGAGCTGTCGGTCGAGTGTGATGTCCGTCACGTCGCCATCGAAGAGCTCGAGGTATGCTGCATGCTTCTTCAGCCGCTCCTCAGCTATAATCGTGTGGATCTGCCCCTCTACTTCCTCTCGTGTCGGGGTCTGACTGCGGAGCTGGTTCAGGGCGTCCGTGTTTGTCCCCTTGCCCTTCGTGGAGGTAATGCCATAGCCCGACCAGTTCGGCAGGAGCTTGCAGTAGTTCTCATTGAGGTAGGCAAAGTAGGGCTCAATCAGCTTGGCTCGGGCGTTCTTTGCCTTCGGGGGACTGAGCTTATTACTCATCGCCTTGTAGAGGGGGGTAAGTACCGACTCCTGATAGTGGTCGTATTGGATCTCCCGTGGGTGGCACTTCACCCCGAAGAGTTCCTCCGTGTGGTGCGCTGCGCTTCTGAGGGCTTGGGCAATGAGTGCTGGACACTCCCGATCGCCTATGGCATAGCCCACGGGGTAACTGCAGGAGGCGTCGAGGATAACGACCACCACTAGGCGGCAGTCGTACGTGGTCTTCGTGCCACCCTTCTTGTCGGTCGTGGTCTTCTGGTAGTGGAGCTCCACCGTCCAGCCGTCGTGCACCCAGTAGCTCATCGAGCGGGTAGGCTTACTGCGCTTAATCGCTGTCTCTACCCTCAGGCGGTACTCCGTCCGCCCACGGCGTCCAGCGTCTAGGAGGAGATGGTTTGCCTTGGCAATCTTGCTAACGGCTGATGCCGTCAGCGTGTCCCAGCCCCGTTGCTCAGCGACTTCGTTGTATAGCCCTGCCACCTGCTTATTGTTGAGGTTGTTCTTATTGCCAAGGAGCATCAGGAGGTAGCTCGTCTGCTCGTCCGTATCCACCTTGCTGGCGTTACGGTTGTTGTAGCCCTTATGCACAAGGCTCTCCAGCCCTTCAGCTTTATAGCGTGCGTGCTTCCTCTTGAGGTTGTCCGCACTCTGGGGTAAGCGATGGGGGTACTCATCCACAGGTAGCGTGGCAATATCATCCACCATCCACTGGTAGAAATGTCCCTTACTCATCGGCTTCCTGCACGACGTCCGCCCCCGAGCACTCGTGTGTATCATCCACACCGCACTGATCGCCTCCATGATCTGCGCCTCCGCTACATACTGGTCGATCCTATCCTGCGTCAGGCAACGCCCATCAGGCAAGCGGTAAGCATGGTAGTACTTCATCGCCTCGGGGTGAGGCGTGATCTGTAGCTCAAGGAGGCTTTTCTCTCTTTCCATCGGGGGTACATCGTAACGCTTGTAACACTCGACTCTGAACCGCTCAGGTAAGCTATCAACGGAGTACATCGCTGGACGCCCCTTGCAGGCACGTACCACGGTCTTGACCTGCTTGCGCTGCGTGAGTTGCTTAAGGTTTAGTTCAGTTATGATACTACCCTCGACAAGTTCGCACCGACTAATGCAGAGTGTTCCGTTGATCCGCTCCATACTCCTTAGTGTGTCTTAGAGTTCTCGTGCCAGTTGCTGGAGTGATCGCAGACGACTTACCTCTACATTAGGGTGTATGGCACATACCTTGCCTCCCTGAAGTATCCGAGCGTCTCCAGTGACTTTGTCCAGCTCTAAGATTGCCCCATTAGCGTAGGTCTGGAGTAGTAGGTTGCCTCGATCCTCAAAGACCTCATCCTCCACTGCTATGATACAGAGCTTACCCCCTCGATCGAGGGAGATACGGCGGATACGCTCTGCAGACTCCGCCTCACTCTCATAGCGCAATGCCCTGCCGATCCATTGGGTGCTTACCCCAAATATCTGCATGAGTTCCTTCCGCAGAGTGTCGTTAATTTCGATTTGCCTTCTCAT